TGGGGCTAACGACGACTTGGTTGACTCTACGACTTTAGCATTGGCAAGATTTAGACAAGGTGGGTTTATCCGCTTACCAAGCGACGAGCCTGACGATGATATTGCATACCGGTATAGACGTAAATCGTCTGCCTACTACTAGGAATAATTATGGCTATTGACAAGAGTTTATACGCAGCCCCACAAGGTCTTGAGGCCTTAGAAGAGATGAATCAAGGCCCTGAGCTTGAGATTGAAATTGAAGACCCAGAGTCAGTCACCATTGGCTTGGATGGTGAACCGATCTTAGAGTTTACGAAAGAAGAAGCTGAAGACGACTTCAATGCCAACCTTGCCGAAGAGATGAGCGAGACTGAGCTTCAAAGTCTTGCAAGTGAATTGACCTCTGATTACGACGATGATGTAGCGTCTAGGCGCGACTGGATGCAGACCTATGTTGATGGCTTAGAACTACTTGGCTTGAAGATTGAAGAACGCACAGAGCCTTGGCCCGGAGCCTGTGGGGTTTACCACCCGCTGTTAGCAGAAGCATTGGTTAAGTTCCAAGCTGAAACGATGATGTCCACCTTCCCTGCTGCTGGGCCGGTTAAGACTCAGATCATTGGTCGTGAAACGCCGGAAAAGAAAGACGCTGCTGTCAGAGTTCAGGATGATATGAACTACCAGCTTATGGATGTCATGGATGAGTACCGCCCTGAACACGAAAGAATGTTGTGGGGTTTAGGTCTAGCTGGAAATGCTTTTAAAAAGGTGTACTACGATCCTGCGTTGGGTCGTCAGATTTCTCTGTTTGTTCCTGCAGAAGATATTGTTGTGCCTTACGGTGCATCGAACATCGAGACTGCTGAGCGTGTGACCCACGTTATGCGCAAGACAGAAAATGAATTAAGAAAGCTTCAGGTTGGCGGCTTTTATAAAGATGTTGATCTTGGCGAACCCAATAACACATTGGACGAAGTAGAAAAGAAGATTGCCGAGCAGATGGGCTTTCGTGCTATTTCTGATGCGCGTTACAAGCTCCTTGAAATGCAAGTCAACCTAGACCTTCCGGGGTATGAACATGAAGAAGACGGAGAAGAAACAGGGATTGCGCTTCCTTATATCGTCACAATTGAACAGGGTAGCAACACGATTCTGTCGATTCGTCGTAACTGGGAGCCAGATGATGACACAAATCAAAAGCGTCAGCACTTGGTTCATTACGGGTACGTCCCGGGTTTTGGGTTTTATTACTTTGGCCTCATTCATCTTGTTGGTGCTTTTGCTAAGTCTGGTACTTCTCTTATCCGTCAGCTTGTTGATGCAGGTACTTTAAGTAATCTGCCCGGTGGCTTTAAGACCCGAGGCATGAGGATCAAGGGCGACGACACACCCATTTCTCCCGGAGAGTGGCGCGACGCTGATGTTCCTAGTGGGACGATGCGCGACAACCTTTTGCCTTTGCCATACAAAGAGCCAAGCCAAGTCTTGCTGGGTTTGATGAACCAGATCGTTGAAGACGGTCGTCGCTTTGCTAACACTGCGGATCTTCAGATTAGCGATATGTCTGCCAACTCCCCTGTTGGTACAACGCTGGCTATCCTAGAAAGAACGTTGAAGGTGATGTCGGCTGTTCAGGCGCGTGTTCATTTCTCCATGAAACGTGAGCTTGGTCTGCTTAAGAAGATCATCGCCGACTACACGCCTGAAGACTATAACTACGATCCGGTTGAAGGCAATAGACGCGCCAAGAAGTCCGACTATGACAACGTGGATGTTGTTCCAGTTAGCGATCCAAATGCCAGCACAATGGCACAGAAGATTGTTCAGTATCAAGCCGTATTGCAATTGGCGCAGGGCGCACCACAGATGTACAACATGCCCCTGCTACACCGACAGATGTTGGATGTTCTTGGTATTAAGGATGTACAGAAACTTATCCCGATGGATGAGGATCAAAAGCCTACAGACCCAGTATCAGAAAACCAAAACATTCTGATGATGAAACCGGTCAAGGCGTTTTTGTACCAAGACCACAAGGCACACATGACGGTTCACATGTCTGCAATGCAAGACCCGAAGATTATTGCGCTTTTACAGAACAACCCGATGGCTCCACAAATCCAAATGGCAATGCAGAACCACCTCAACGAGCATTTGGGTATGGAGTACCGCAAGCAGATTGAAGCTCAGTTGGGAATGAACTTGCCTCCACAGAAGGATGAGGCTGGTGAAGATAACAACATGAGTCCAGAGGTTGAAGCCCGACTCTCTCCTCTCCTTGCCCAAGCTGCACAACAGTTGTTGCAGATGAACCAACAAGAAGTCCAACAGCAACAAGCCCAACAGCAAGCTCAAGACCCGCTGGTACAGATGCAGCAAGCTGAGTTGCAACTTAAAGCAGGTGAGTTGGAGCGTAAGAAAGCTAAAGACGCCGTTGATGCTCAACTCAAACAAGAGCAGTTGCAGATTGATCGTGAACGTATTGAAAACCAGACACAGGTTGAAGGCGTTCGTATTGGTCTAAAAGCAGAACAAGACAAGCGCAATCAGGATGATAAACAGCAGTATGAGGGCATTAAGATTGGTACAGATGTTGCTTTGAAACAACGTCAGATGGAACTGCAGGCTAGACAGCAAAACAAACCAACAAAAGGTGAGTAATGGACGCTTTCGAGGTATTAGTTAAGCAGCTTGACGAGAAGATTGAACAACTCCAAGACTTTATAAGTACGGGCAGACCCGAGACTTTCGAGGAGTACAAAAAACTGTGCGGTGAGATTAGAGGTCTTAACATCGCACGGGGATATACCCTTGACCTCAAACAACGTATGGAGTCCTCAGATGAGTGAAATCCTTATCGGTTCAAACCCCGATAATCCACAAGTAGTAGGCTTTTACAACTCCGAAGCTACCGCTGAAGAGAAAGCACGACAACTCCCACGTCCCTCTGGCTACCATATTTTATGTGCCATTCCAGAAATGGAAAAAGAGTTTGACAGCGGCATCATCAAAGCAGAAGAGACAGTACGCAACGAAGAGATCCTCACAACGGTTTTGTTTGTCGTGGACTTAGGCCCTGACTGCTACAAAGACGAAAAGAAGTTTCCATCCGGAGCTTGGTGTCAGAAAGGCGATTTTGTGTTAGTTCGCCCCAATGCTGGCTCAAGACTGGTGATTCATGGACGCGAGTTTCGTCTCATTAATGATGACACTGTTGAAGGCGTTGTAGACGATCCCCGTGGGATCAAACGTAAATAAGGAGCCTACAAAATGGCTGACTACGAAAAAGACGAGTTTAAGTTCCCTGATGAAATTGAGGTTAGCAAGGGGGGTGAGGTCGAAGATAAGTTTGAAATTGAAATCGAAGACGACACTCCGGAACAGGATCGTGGGCGCGAGCCTATGCCCAAGGAAGTAGTTGACGAGCTTGAAAATGACGAGCTTGAAGAGTATTCCGACAAAGTTAAGGTTCGGCTAAAGCAGATGAAAAAGGTTTGGCATGATGAGCGCCGAGCTAAAGAAACTGCCTACCGGGAACAACAAGAAGCTGTTGAGTACGCCCGTAAGGTGTCCGAAGAGAATAAACGTCTCCGAGCGCAGTATTCAGCGGGTGAACAAGAGTACGCCAACTCAGTCCAGAGCGCAGCATCTATGGAACTGGAAATGGCGAAGAAAGCGTACAAAGAGGCTTATGACTCTGGGGACGGTGACAAGTTGGTCGATGCACAGCAGGCGATGCAAGATGCTAACTTTAAACTACACTCTGCTAAGAATTTTCGCCCTACCTCTTTACAGCAAGAAGAAAGTGCAGTACAACAGCGTCAAGAACAGCAACAGCCTGTAAATCAACCCGACCGTCGGGCAATGGCGTGGCAAGAGCGCAATGCTTGGTTTGGGCAAGATGAGGAAATGACTGCTGCAGCTTTAGGCTTACACGAAAAGCTTAAGCGCAACGGTGTAGTTGTTGGTTCAGATGATTATTATGCGACATTGGACAAAACAATGCGCAGACGGTTTTCAGAGAACTTTGAGGACTCTGAGCCAGAAACGAGGACACCTCGTACAAAGTCAGGCACGGTAGTCGCTTCTGCTGCACGAAGCACCTCTCCTAACAAGGTGAGATTGAAGGCTAGTCAGATCCAACTTGCCAAGAAACTTGGTTTGACCCCCGAACAATACGCTCGTGAAGCAATTAAACTGGAGGCCCAATAATGGCTGAAAATCGACTTACCCGTGAATTAGAGACCCGTGCAACCCAACAACGTCCAAAGCAGTGGGCGCAGGCGGAATTGCTCCCCGAGCCAGATAAACAGGCTGGGTTCTCGTATAGATGGATCCGTGTTGCCACTCTAGGCAAAGCTGACCCCCGCAACCTCTCTGCCAAACTAAGAGAAGGTTGGGAGCCAGTCAAGATAGAGGAACAGCCGAAATTTCAACTGCTAGTTGATCCCAATAGTCGTTTTAAAGACAACATTGAGATTGACGGGTTATTGCTTTGCAAGACTCCTACTGAATTTGTGGAACAACGCGCGGCACACTATGCCCGCCAAACACAGGCTCAGACGGACTCTGTAGACAATAATTTAATGCGTCAAAGCGATGCGCGGATGCCGATCTTTAAAGAGAGCAAGTCCACGACAAGTTTTGGCAAAGGTTCTTAAATTTAATCTTTGGAGTTAAACATGGCTTACCCCACTATTTCAAAGCCTTATGGCTTTAAGCCAATCAATCTGATTGGTGGTCAGGTGTTTGCCGGTTCCACTCGCAAGATGCGTATTGCTAGCGCGTATGCAACTTCGATTGGTTACGGTGATCTCTTGATTCGTGCAGGCGACGGTACTGTTGAGCGCTCGGCTGCTACAACTGCTAAACCTACTGGCGGTTTTGCTGGTGTGTTTCTTGGTTGTGAATTCATCAACTCAAGTACAGGTCAATTACAATTCCAACAAAACTTTGTTGGCGGCACAACAGTAACAACTGGCTATATCACAGCTTATGTTTGTGATGACCCAGATACATTGTTCCAAGTTGCTGTGGTTTCTGGCACAACAGTTGTGACCGGCGTTCAATTTACTGCTGTTGGCAATAATGCAACAATCGTAAACAACACCGCAATCACTAATGCTGGCAATTCACAGGTTGCTCTGC